AGGCATTGGCAAGGGAAACTCACCAACAACACCGAAGCGATTACCCGCAACATAAGCCGGGGTTCGGGAAAGGCCAATCACTCGACCCTTGTTTGCAGACATAGCTCGGCTAATGCCTTCCCCTTTGGTAACGTAGTTCGGTTCGTAGATGAACCCAATAACGTCAGCCCATTGGGTCAAGCGTTCGCGCTTGCCATAGGTCTTTTGGTTCTTCGGACTATGCAGTAGCAAATCCCAACTATCGAACTCGCCGCTAGTAGGGTCAATCATCTTGTTGGAAAACACGTGACAAGTCAAAATGATATTGATGCCACCGTAAACCGCAAGCTGATCACACTTCTGCAAGAAGTCGTCGAACTCCTCATTCGCAAGGTTGTATCCCTTGCCATAACCGCCATGGGCTGAGTCCATGGTGATCATTTTCTTGCCCGCCCCTGGCTTGAACAAGGGGTCGCGCTGAATAATAGCTTCATGGATGAACCGCTCCAATGCTGTGGCACTGTCGAACGCGATTGTCTTATACGGGAATTGGCCTTGCTGTGCAAGTTTCAACGCCTCGTCCATGAATTGCTGTACCTGTGCCCACGTTTGCAACATAGGCGTCTTCGCTACCTCAACCCCTGCATAACCAACTTCGAGGGGAACGAGCAAGGTGCCCGGCGCATGGGCGCACATGGTAGTCTTGCCCATCTTTTCTTGGGCTGCCAGTACAATGCGGAGCCCGCTTGTACTACGCCCGGAAGTGACTGAGTTCATTATACTGCTCATTTCTACTCCTTATCGAAATCGTCTGCAAGGCATTGTAGACGAGCTCTAGTTTCTTCAATTTCCCGCTTCCGTTGTTCCCATTGCTTGCTATCAACAAGCGTGCGAACTTCGTTAGCAACCAATTCATGCAGGTACTTCGGACTGAGTGCATCAAGCTCCCAACTGGAATCCCCGTATGTTGCACGATAGTCAGCGTATCGGCTATCAGAAGTCTTTGCAGGGTTCGGTGGCGGGTTCTGCTCTGCCACCTGATCCATGTTAAGCGCAAGACGTCTGAAATCTATATGCACCCGTTCCCGACTGAATAAACTGAGCCTTTCCTCAAGGTCACGACTCATATCAATTCCGCTCGGGTCATGGTCTCCAAGGTGCAACACCACAATTTCCTGGCTTGCCCGCATTATACGCGACTTCGCTAGTTCACGCAACACTGTCGCGCTAGGATATCCGCGAGCAGGTAGGAGGGGAACATCCCATTGGCGGCACACGGGTTCGAGTACACCCGCCAACGCCTCTTTCTCCACAATTACAAACACTCGCGATTCTTGGGTTGACCACATATCCTCATGATACTGATTCGCGCACGCTTGCAACAGCTCGCCACCGCTGCCCCAGTGGCTTCGCTCAATGAGCCCACGGGTACGGTCTTCAATAGCGTCCCAGTCGATAAGCCCCGCCATCCGTGCATTGGTAAGCAATGCGACCGTTCTGTCATACGACTGGACGGTGTTCGGTATGTGGTCACGTGCCACAAGTTGATAATATAGCTGGCGCACGGTAAGGCGGAACCCTTGAGATTGATACTCACTGACAATGGTGTCAATGATGTCAATCATTTTCAAAGAGCTCCGGTGAAACCGTGGAGCTTCACCGTATGACTCTTTCATCAGTCTTCCTCACCTTCGTCAGTTATATCCACCTTGCTCACTGTGCCACATTCTGGACAAGGTACTTTCCAATCAGAGGTCAGATTTTCAAAGTCCTCTTTGTACCCTTCACCGTCTTGCGCAAGGTCAATCAGTGCTTCGAAACGCTTGAACAGTGTTTCCAGTGCAGCTCCAGGATTCGGGAAGTAGTGGCGCACATGCTTGAGCACTTCTTCATCTGAATAGTTGCTCGGTATGTGTGGGACTTTGGTTATTGCTTCAACTTTCATTTCGGTTCTCCAATATCATCAGGGTGGCGCATACCTAACCACACGGGGAAGCGAGGCGCATCCTTGGAGCCAACTTCGAAATGCTTGTACTTCACAATCTTGTTCAGTAGCGTTTCGCGTGTGTTCCAAAGCTGCTGGCGCTGTGCTGCCGTGTAGCCCGTACCAATACTGAATTCAATACCTGTACCCGTGTCGCGTACCCGCAAAGCGCCCAGCGTGCCCATGGGCACCTTGTTCGCAGCGTGCGAGCTACGCTCTGTCAGCCCCAGTGCATTGATTTCCGCCTTGTTTGCATTGTGCAGAAGTTCTTCAAACCCAATAATGACCGCCTCAGCATCAACGAAACGCTTCACCTTGAGCAAGTACCCCTCGCGAACTGTTGAGCGTCCGTACTTGTAAGGGGACATGGGCGACCGAACCATAATGCCCTCGAACCCGTGTTCAAGCTGTACCTGTTCAAACGCATTCAACTCAGACTGTGAGTGAATAAGGGTCTGCGGTAGCAGCTTGATTCGTGTGCAGGTGCGCAACCGCTCGGACTCGTTAAAAGAACGCTGCATAAGGCGCAACCGCTCACCATAGGGCATGTCAGGAGCAGTCCAGAAGTCGAACACCCAATAAGTGAAATCAGGTTCGCCTTGCTTGCTCATAACGCCACTTGTCGTAGCTTGCATCACGTTATGATCGTTCGGTGGGCCAACAGTAAGCTCCCCGTCCAACCCGTCCAACCCGCCCATTTCAGCAAAGAAATCCTGAACGAAATAGTTCGGAATCCGCTTCAGGGTACGGGATACCGCTGCACCATTGCGAATGGCTGCTCGGATACCGTCAATCTTGGCGCTTGCATACACGGGGAACTTGATGTCCTTTGCATCAACCGCCAACATAGGCTTGAAGTTAGTCATTATTCATGCTCCGATACTTGTCAAACAGTTCCATCGTGTGCGGCAGCACGGAACGCAACAGTCCGTCAATAGCCTTTGCGTATTGCTGCGACTCAATCTGAGCGTGGCTGTGGTTACGCAAGCGCAAGAAGTTCATCATGTTGTGAAGGTCTTGCTTCCAGAGCCAATGGGTATAGTGATTCAGGGATAAGAACATGCGTGCATGTTCAGGCGCAACACCTTCCGAAATTGCGTTCAGATAGTTGCTGTATCCATTTTCGCAGTGTTTGTCCAATGCTTCGCGGAATTCCTGTTGGTCGGAATAAGGCAAGTTGTCTTCCTGCCCCTGTTTTGCGGTTGCAGCTTTGCCACCAACAACCTCTGGAATATACCATTCAGCAGGCAGGGTGATATAACGACCACTGACTTCGTTGATGGTTGCGGTACGGTGGCGCACAAACTGTCGAGCTACGAAGATAGGCATCTTCATTTCCACCCATATCTCAATCATCTCGAATGGTGTGGTGTGCCAGTTGCGCATAAGGTAGTCCGCGAGCTGCAGATCCTGCTCAATGGTGCGACCGCTGTCAGTCTGGTTGAACGACATGCGTGCAGAATTTGCAGGGTCAACATCATGCGCATCAAACAAGCTACCGCTTCGGCGGGTTGGCCCCGAGACGTTGCGAAGTACGACGAACCCATGATCCAGCACGTTATCCGCCCAAGGTGCTTCACCTTTGTAATTACTCATGGACGTCCCCTTCAACAAGCAAAGCGGTGGCGCTGTCAAACAGCGAACGGGCTGCACTACCTTCAGGCAAGTTCTCTTTGAACTGTTGCAACAGCAATTCACGCTGGCGCACACGTTCCACTTCGAACATCATATCCGCGAACTTGGCTTCCTGTTCAAGGGTGCGATCGTAGCTTGAACGGTCAACACGCTGGACGATCCACTTGTAAGTGAAGGGAGCGTCAAGGTCAATCTTAGGAACCTTATGCACTGCCACAACCTGCACCACTACCAAGCCCTGAGAAGGGCTGTCAACGACCACAGCATCACCCTCTTGAATACCTTCGCTAAGGCGTGCCTTGTAGGTGTAACGCTTGCCATTCTGGTCAAACGTGACTTCAATGGTTGTGTAGTCGCTTTGAAGTAAAGCCAAAAGATGTTTATGTTTCATTTCAGTATCTCTTTCAATTGTTGAATTCTGACATGGTTGCGAGCTTTGCGCATTGCATCTTTCGCACGCTTATCGCATAGCTTGTTCGTAACGTAGCGGGCGCCCTGTCTGTTGGTGTGCCCCTTTACATGCCTGAATTCAAGGGTCAAAGAATAGTTCGTTTGAATGTTGGTAAGCACCTGAACAACTTCATGCTCGGCGCTTATCAACTTCGTTCTCTTCATTGTAAAAGCATCAATGGCGGGTATGCAGTCTGTCTGAAGTAACACCTCATCCCCGTGCTGCACAAGACCAAGCTGAACCGCCCGATAGAGCGAGTTTGCTACCGCCTGCATTTCAGCGATGATGTTGTTCTCCACTGTGGTCTTCATTTGACCGCCCCCGCCTTGTTTGCCCCGTTCACAAGCGATCCAGAATCCATACCCTGCAACCTTGTATTCGGGGCAATATGACGCATCAGTTATCACCGTCACCCGCATGTTTAACCCCTGCCGCTGCTCGTTTCTTTGGAAGTACAATTTCAAGAGCGGGGGAGCCTGGCTTCACAATAAGCGCCTGATCAAAGAGGTGCTTCTGCTCTTCGGTCAGCATATTGTATTCACGTTTGACAAGGCTCGGCTTGTACTGTACCAACGCATCAGGGTGAATACCCGCTTCCTCGAAGGTCTTGCGCAACACTTGGAAAGCGCCAGGGTCAATATCACGGGTGATGGTGTGTTTACCTTTCAGCATCCAACCATCAGGAAGCTCGTGATTGTTTGTACCCTCTTCAGGTGTCGGGAAGTAGAAGCCGAAGATTTTCTTGCGTAGCAACATTTCTGAAGCTCGCAGGGCTTTCAACTGCTCCTGCATACGATACCATTCTGCCAAGTCTTCTTGTGTTACTTGGTTCTCAGGAATTTCAACCATGTTAAGCCTCCACGTTTTGGCCAAAGAATTTACGATCAGCGCCCGGTGCTTTGTCCGCCCGCTCCTGTGCAGCTTGATCGCTGTACTTGCCCGCACTGTAACGGGTGCTCAGCTTGTCAATGTTTGCTTCAATACATTCGTCACGGGTGA